GTCGGTTCCTTTACTGACTTTGTTTCCCGCGTCAATCCCCGCTATCAGTGGTACCCTCATGTGAAGCAACTAGCGGCCATATTGCAACGGGTGGCAGATGGGGAAATCAACCGCCTCATGATTTTTATGCCACCACGACATGGCAAGAGCGAATTGGTGAGCCGCCTGTTTTCCGCTTACTACTTACTGCGCCATCCTAAGCGCTGGGTTGGTATCAATTCATACGCTGCTGAACTGGCGTATACATTTAGCCGCAATGCTAGGGATAATTTCATCCGTCAGGGCGGCAAAATAAAGGATGACGCTGCCGCTGTAAAGCATTGGGAAACGGGTAACGGTGGCGGCTTTTGGGCTGCGGGCGTGGGCGGGCCTATCACTGGCAAAGGTTTTCATTTAGGGATTATTGACGATCCAATCAAGAATGCGGAAGAGGCAGCCAGCGAAACAATACGTGCTAAACATAGAGATTGGTATGATTCAACATTTTCAACCCGTGAAGAACCAGGCGCGGCAATTGTCGTTATTCAAACGCGATGGAATGAAGGCGACTTGAGCGGCTATTTGTTGGACAAAGAAAGCGAGGAGCCAGAAGGTTGGCACATTGTCCATTTTGAGGCCATCAAGGAACCGGAACGGCCGTCATATCCTGGCACATGCACCCTTGAGCCGGACCCGCGCAAGGTGGGCGAGCCATTAGCCCCACTACGTTACCCGCTAGACAAGCTAGAAAAGATCGCCCGCCGTATAGGCTCTTACTTTTGGGCGGCATTGTACCAACAACGGCCGTCGCCTCGTGAGGGCGGCATGTTCAAACGCGAATGGTTTGACATCGTGGCCACTGCGCCGAAGGGGGCACACTTCGTTCGCTATTGGGACAAAGCAGGCACAAAAGACGCAGGGGCATATACGGCGGGCGTCTTACTTGCCGCACACAAGGGGACATATTATTTTTGCGACATGATTATGGGGCAGTGGGAAGCAGCGGAGCGGGAGCGCGTGATTAGCCAAACGCTGGCCGCCGATGATGCAAAATACGGCCGTGTTTATACCTACGTAGAACAAGAACCGGGCAGCGGTGGCAAGGAATCGGCACAGGCGACCATTATTCGCAATCCTGGTTATGTGGTGCAGGCCGACAAGCCAACGGGCGACAAGGTGCTGAGGGCCGAACCATTAGCAGCGCAATGTGAAGCGCGTAACGTCAAAATGATCAATGCGTCGTGGAACCAACGGGCACTTGATATTCTGACATCGTTTCCCAACGGCATTAAAGACATGGTGGACGCAGCAAGCGGAGCATTTAAGTACCTGCCACACGTTGGCGCAGGTACAATCCAAAGCGACAAGGATTACGCCTCTCGGTGGGGTATAAACAATCATAACGGGGGCAAGTGGAGACTATAACATGACAGCGACGACAAAATACAGGGTAGTGCCAAACGGCCGTTACTCAACGGGATCATTGACAAAAGAGATTGGTAGCACAGGCCAGCGTGAAAAGTTCGGCGTGGTCATGGATGACTTTCTGGCCGACTGGAAAACGACTCACGCCAAAGTAAAGACAGTAGATCGCATGGTTAAGAACTCGCCACTTATCGGCGGGGCGCTGCGACTGGCTATCGAAATGTCAATCCGTAAAGTTGACTGGTTTTTTACCAGCGAAATCGGACCAGATGATCCCGATCTTGAATTGGTGCAAGAGGCGTTTGATAACCTGACCCACTCATGGGCTGACTTTATCAGCGATGCAGTACTAAGCGCCTTCTACGGCTGGACAACGTTTAGTAAAAAGTTTGAGCGCAAAGACGGCCGTTTGTTGTGGCGTAAGTTCAAATTCTTGGGTCACGAAACACACATGGGCTGGATTTATGATGAGGACGGCAGTTTGTTGGCGCTGGAACAATACCCGCACCTGTGGCCAGAACCAATCCCCATTGAACGCCTGCTGCTGATTCGATTCCGTCATGCAGGCGGCAATCCAGAGGGGGAGAGCATTTTACGGCCTGCATGGGTGCCGTTCTACTACGGTTCCAACCTTGAAGAAATCCGCGCTATTGGGTATGAACGTCACGCCGCTGGTATGCCTATGGTCGAGATGCCAATGGGGGCCGATGGCGACGAGGGCAGCAATGACCATAACAAAGCTATGGCTATTGCCCGCAATATCCGTGTAGATGAGCAGGGCGGGTTGGTCATTCCCCCGCCATCGGGCGAGGGCGACCACTACAAATGGCGTGTGTCTCTCATGAGCGCGGGCAATGCCCAGGTATTCATGGCCCTAAACACCACGATTAGCGACTATGATCAAAAGGTGCTGCTAGCTGCGCTGGCACAGTTTACTATCTTGGGCATTAACGGCGTTGGCACACAAGCCAAAGCGGAAAGCGACGTGTCATTCTTTACAATGGCGGTAGATGCGTTTGCCGATACCATAGCTGAGACATTTACTAAACACGCCGTTGACCAACTGCTTCGGCTAAACGGCCGTGAGCCGGGCAATATCAAGCTAGAGCATAGCCCGGCGGGTGACGTTGACGCAACCATGATGATTGAATTTATTAAGGCCGTTGGCGGGCGTATGAACTGGACACCACAGGACGAAATGCAAATCCGCTCCATCTTTGGTATGCCAGAAAAGACCGAAGAAGAATTGGAGGCGCTGCAAGAAGAAGCCGACCAGCGAGCAGAGGAACAGCGCCAAATGATGCAGCAGGCGTTGGCGCGTGGTGGCCAGAATAACCAGAACGGCAACCAGCCGCCCAACAACCAACAGCCGCAGCGGGATGACAACGCCGTGACCGTGTTTATGGCGAACAATGCCCCAGATGATGCCGAACGGCGCAAAATGGAGCGCCGCTGGCAACGTGCGGCCAGCAGCTATTTTAACGATGCGCTGAAACGTGTGGAGCGTGGGGCAAGGCAGATAAAATGACAACCCCTCTTGAATTCGATTTCTGGCGCAATGAGCAGGACGCCATGTGGCAGACAATGGAGGGCGTCACAATGACCGCGCTGCTGCAAGGAATGGAAACGGCCGCTACGCAGCTCCCCCTACCCTTGCAGTCATTGATTGATTGGGACTACACCAATCGTTCCGCCGTTCGTTTTCTTGAGTCTTACAAGCTGTCTACTGTGGCGGGTATCAGCGAGACAACACGCCTGCAAACGGTCGAGGCTATCCGCCAATGGATGCAAAGCGGCGATCCGCTGCCTTCCCTCATTACCCGCCTAACGCCCATCTATGGCGCGAAACGCGCCGAAATGATAGCGGTAACTGAGGTTACGCGGGTCTTTGCCCAGGGCAACATGATTTTGTGGGAAGGTACACGGGTAGTCAGTGGTAAGCGTTGGATGACGGCTAACGATGAGCTGGTGTGCCCATTCTGCGCACCGCTTAATGGGCAAGTTGTTGAGCTGCAAGATGAGTTCAGATTGTCCCCACAGTCGATGGCACAATCGTCGGCTATGCAGTTGCTTATGGGCAAAAGCTACAGCCCACAGGCGGCGCTTATGCGGGCCAATAACATGTTAAAAAATGTGGGTGTTAGCGCCATTGCCCCACCCTATCATGCGCGGTGCCGCTGTTGGTTGCAGCCGTTTGTCAGCGAGGAATTACTACGGCAAACCATTGGTGATGCACTAGCGAGGCAGTTCTTTGCCGAAGTGCGGCAGGGCAAATATGAGGTGAGTTATGGCTGATAAGGATATTTTAAAAATCCCTGTATCGTCTCCGATTTACGCTGGTGATTTGTCTCAGGCGTACACAAAAGAAGGTAAACCGTACCGGATTATTTTTCGCGCACCAATTGACATGGAGCCTGGCGATCTTTGCATTGTAAACTCAACCGATGCAACACTTTACGAGATTATAAGAGGCGGGGTAACAATTTTTGAAAACAAGGAGAGTTATGGCTGACCCAGGTATTGAAATCATTACCACTCCGCGTGATTTGTTCCAGCGCTTAGGCGCACGATACCCTGAACAGTTGAGTAAGACGCTTCAAACCACAATGGAGGCGTCACTATTGCATGTTCAGGGCAGTGTGCCAGGCTATCCCAAGCCACGGCCGAACCAGACGTACCGGCGCACGGGTACATTAGGGCGCTCGTTAGGTGTGGCCCAGACAGGCGGGCCAATAGGCAAGGCAAGCGTGTATACCTCCAAACGGATGGGCAACGCATGGGAGGGTGAATTTGGTACAAGCCTCTCTTATGCGCCTGATGTCATTGGGGAGGGCACACAAAAAGAAATGTTTGTCGGCCGCTGGTGGACAATGGCGACCGTCGCAAAGAAGGCGGCGGCTGGCGTTTTGCGCCTGCACGAAGCAGCTATGGAAGAATTAGCGCGATGGATAGATGGAAAGTAGAAGCGCAGTATCGTAACAACACAGGGCAAGAACATGACACACGACGACGATTTCACGAGCATCGAAAAGGGGGCTATGGTGGGTTGGCGACTGGCTATGGGGGAGCAGTTAACAACCCGGCAACTCCGTGACGAGTTCGGCATTACGTATCAGGGGGCACAATACATCCTCGAAACGGTAAGCCGCCGCTTACCTGTTATCCGTACCACGGATTTTAGATGGCAACGATTTAACCACACCTAGCCACTACAAAGAGGTTTTGTATCTCATGCCTTAAATTATCAGCATGGATGCAAAATCTATTTATCTTGTTGACCAATTTGTAAGCGTTAAGGCGGGGGAGCCTTATCGCCTTTTTCCGTTTGGAGCCATCCGCAAGAACGGCCGTACTATCGAAATCACCCCAGAACTAGCAAAAAACTTCAAGCTACCCCACTTCAAGCCTGCAATCAAACTAGGCAGCCATGAGGACGCCACGCCAGCGGGCGGGCACATCATCGGGTTAGAAGTTCGCCCCGATGGCGTATATGCCATCCCAGAATGGAACGAGAACGGCACCGCTGCAATGACTAGCGGCGCGTATCGTTACCACTCGCCTGAAATCATTTGGGAAGGCGAAATCTTAGACAGTGTGACAGGACTCACAATTACCGCGCCGATCATCATGGGGGACGCCTTACTGCACAACCCGGCATTGGGAGAGGCTGCGGCTTTTTATCATGTAGAAAAGAACGGAGGTAACAACATGTCTGAAATGACACAAGTACCGACGCCGCTATGGGAGCGCTTCATGGCCTGGTTTGACAACCGCGACCAAAAGCCAGAACCGCCCCCCGCCCCCGCGCATCCAGTGGCCGATAACTTCGCTGCTGAGTTGGAAGCGGAGCGGGCAAAAGTGGCGCAGTACGCTGCAAAGGTAGAACAGATGGAAGCCGCCGCCGCCGCCGCTGAACGTATCGCGCAATTTAGCGCACAGTTCAAGGAATCCCCGGCCGTGGCAGGCGACCACGAACTGCACACCATTTTGGCGCGTTTGCCCGAAGCGGACGCCGCCGTACTGGTGACAAAGTTCAAAGCGCTGTCAGCGCAAATTGACGAATTCGCCGCGACCGGCGATGCGGGCAAGGATGGCAACGGCGAGGAGTTGACCGGTGAGAAGCTGGTAGACATTGCCGCTGCATACGCCGCAGAACACAAAGTGGACTTTAATACGGCCGTGGCCAAACTCGCCGTAGAACGTCCCGAATTATTCGAGGTGATGAAATGAGCGACACATACGGACACTATATCACCATTCCCGGCCTGTACGTCAACGGGGACTTGAGCGCCAAACAGTATCACGGCGTCAAATTTTCCGCTGCGACTGCCGATGTTGTCATCGCCGTAGCTGCGACAACTGACATTGCCATCGGTGTGCTGATGGATGCACCAGACGCCGCCGGGGAAGCTGCCACGGTTGCCGCAATGGGAGTTGTAACGGTTGTGGCTGGCACTTCTGTTCTGGCTCGTGGCCAGCGCTGGGCATTCAACAGCACCGGGCAGGCGCGATTGGCAGGGGGTGCAAGTGGCGGCG